CATCGTAGTTTCCCAAAGCTAACATAGATGCAGACAAATAAGCACCTATTTCAGATGGAACTGCTGTCGACATACTTACATTTGAATAAACTAAATGTCTACTCGAATCAGATTTTGCTACTGTTAAATTGAATGATTGAGTTATATCTAAAGCGTCGCTTCCTGTCATTCTAGATAATTGAACTGTATAATAGTCACCATCATATACAGTTAAATTTGAACTTGTTAAAACATTAGCTGAACCGGATAACTTAAAATAAACATATCCAGATTTAGTACTAGGTTTTGTTGCACCAGCAGTAGTATTTCTTATTCCTATAGACCAACAATTATTAACATAAGACTCAGAATACGCGTACACAATATCAGTATCTAAATTATCTACTGCTATATTATCTGGGCAGGCAAATCTAAATTGAATTGTATCTGGTATTCTATTTAATGAAGATGTTTTCCAAGGAACAAATATAGTTGAATACGAACCAGAATTAAAATCTAAAACATAAGAAAAATCTTCATATATATATTCTTGCGAAAGAGAGGATGTCAACTCACTGTGACCACCGTATTCTTTTATGCGAAGAAGTGTGTTCGGTATACCATAGCAAGACATTATAGCTTTAATAGCTTGAGCAGTTCCTTTCGTTTTTTGAATGTATGGATAAGAAGCAATCAAACGTTTCCATATTTCAGTAGTCATCTCGTTTGCAGACATAGGATACGAAGAACCAGACGTATAAATAGAAGAACCGGATATATTCTGACCCAAGTGGTAGTTTATCAAGTCTGCATTTATACTATCGTTGTATAATTCTTTTCCGATGGATTGACCTATCCAATACGTTACTTCTTTTGGATAACCCTGATATACGTCGTTGCTTCTATCATAGATAGTCAAAAAGTTTTTCAGATAAACATAAATATTATCATAATAATGACCTATCATTTTAACAAACGTTATATAATCTCTGTTAAGTTCATCATCTAAAATATATTCTGGTATAGTTCTAATTAAATTATTCGGATTATTATTATCATAAAAATTCATCAAAGATGATTGTGTTACATACCAAGCAGAAACAATAGAATCAGTACTTGGATATAATGAATATGGATAAGTTACTGAAGATTTTGGATAACAAAAATTAACCCACTCTCCGTCATAATCTCCACCAGAAGCAGAAGCATAACTTGCTGTTTCAGTATATAAGAACTTTTCGTATAAATCAAACTGACTAATAACTGTACTTATTTGAGTAGACAAATAATTCACGTGATTAACAGTAGCTAAAGATACTGATGAGCTTAGTGCATTAAGATATGCTATAGTAGCGCTTTGACTTTCAATTAATCTAAGCTTACTCATAAATGCATTAAGCCTAGATTTAGCAGAACCAAACGTTACATAATTTGAATAATCTGTAAAATCGATGTTGAGTGTTGTTCCAACAATAGAACTAGCGCTCAATATCATTGCTCCTAAATCAAAGGATTTAGTTACTTGCTGCGGCATTAAAGAAGTATATGTTTCCTTTTTAGTTTCTTCTGATATACTTTTCTTATAACTATTAAAATCTGGAGAAAGTGATTGTGGGCGAGTCACATTCATAGACGGAGTTAATACAACACCCTCTTCAATAGTCTTAGACATTTTTCTAGATATCCAAGTATTAGAATCTTCAGAAATACTAGGATCTAACTCTTTTTCTAATTTAACAACAATAATATCTTTAAGTTTAACAGATGTATCTAATACTGCATTTACTATTTTAAATTTATTTCCGTCAGTACCATTTAAATAAAAATCTATTGGGTATATATCATTTCTTGCATAAACTTCAGGATAACTTATAAAAATATCTTTTTGAGAATTATCAATTAAAAGTAATTTTACTTCTTTTCGTGTACTAGATATTTGCACAATCTTCAATGTTTTTACAAAAGATGTACCAATAATATTTTTAAACACAGTGTATTTTACTAAATAACTTCCACCATTTTCAATTGAATTTTGTATATAAAAATTTGATTCTATCAAATTACGTTTTACATCTACCATAACACTATCAAGCGTATTTGCATTATACTTATCAAATGAAAGAACATCAAAATATAATTGATTTTTTGAAAAATCATTAACAGAATATTCAACGTACATTGTCTTTACATCGAAATCAGTATTTAATATATCTTTAGCCATTTAATTCCTCTTAACTGATTTTATTTTCGCTTATAGAAAGTTCAATAGTATTAGTAAATTCAGTCAACGTAGAAAATATTTCTTTTAAAGTTGCTATCATTACTTCAAAATCTGTATATTCAGGTGTATATATAGTAGATGACTGACACATAGGATCTGAATCAAATCTAATTCTAGCATTATTTACTGTAGAATCTAAGTTATTACATTTTAATTTTAATTTTGAAATTAAATCTGCGGCATCGGATTTTAATTTTGATGCTGCATCATATGTTGTAGAATAAGTATCGTATGGAAGCACTTTTAATCCAGATGCATTTACTGGATTTGGATATCCCAAAACGTCTAACGATTGAGAACAAATTTCTTCCCAATCAGCAGTAGTTTTTTCTTCTTCTGGTATTATTAAAGATTGAGAAATAGTTACTAAATCTATCAATTCAGTAATAGAAACATCAATAGATTTTTTCGCTAAATTTGGACTTAAAGTTTCATTTACAAATGGAATGGTAACTTTAGCTTCTACTGCATCATTTATTATCATTTTAGTATTTAATGTCATTATCTAATTACCTTAAAAGTAGCAACATTTTCAAAAGTTTGTTCTGTTCCACCAATTGTCGTTTGCACCAATACTCTGTAAAATCTTTCTGGTTGAAATCCATTAAACCATAAATTAAAATAACTTCCATTGCTATCTCTACTTAATCTTGAACCAGAACCAAATGATATTATTACTTCATCTGTTCTAGCATCTCTAATACTATAATATGATGCTGTTGAAAGCATATACGGAATAGTATACTGAGATTGTGTAACAAACGTTTTAGTTATCCACATTGGTCGCGTGCCGATTCTAAATTGAGCCTTTGTCCCAGTTCTATATTCTGGATTCAAATTCTTTATAGAAACTACAGCAGACGAAGTTACTTCTACTGAACTGCCAGTTGCGCTGCCACTTGCTATTACAGAATCATCCCATACTACCTCAAGCCTAGGAATATAAATAGTATGAGTATCAGTAGAAAAGAAATTTAAAATTCCATATTCTGAACTACCCGTTTCTGCTGCATCTGTTCTCTTAATTATAAAACCATAATTTGGTATAATACCAAGTGACTGAGACAAAACTATATCTGTTACATTCATTCTAACATCACTTGTTTCATATTCAAACGATTGAGTTGCACTTGGAGAAACATACCACGTTCCACCACCAGGAGTTGTTGCCCAAGAACCAGTACTTCCTGCTACGAAGCTTTCTGTTGGCCAGATTGCTGCATTAGTGTCTCCGTTTCTATATTTCCAACTTACTCCATTGTTTATTTCTGGATTAGATGTTGAGGTACCAGTTCCCATTTCAAAAGATAAAGATAAAGGATAAGCTTCAATATTATAAGACAACGGTAATGCTTCTGCATTAGATGTAAAAAGATTAATATAATAAGATTCACTAACAATCAGGCCGGCGGTTTTTAACGAATTTATAGTAGCTAAATCAAAATAAATTACTATTCGTGTATTTCTAGAAACATTAGCAGAATCAACATATTTTGCTATAGATAAAATTTCATCAATGCCAGTATTTAAACTAGTACTTGCTTCATATAGTGTTGCATCTTTATCTGCATATTTAAAATAATGCATTTAATTCTCCTTACTTTGCTTTACCAGTTATATCTAAAGCTGGATACTTAATTTCAAATATTGAAGGATCCATTGATGGATAAACTACTCCATCTCTAGTAGCTCCAGCAATATCATAATATACAGAAGAATATGTAATTCCAGAAGAATCATATTTACAATTAAAAATTACATCATTAACTGTTCTAACTCCTTCTACCTTATCAAGTTTGCTTTTCAAATCATTTAAATAAATAGGTTGTTTAATAGACATATTATCTATATCAAAATATTTTTTCACTTCTTCAATACATCTTAACAATACGTCCTTTTTGTTTAAATTATCAAATGTTTGAATTTCAAAATCTACTCCAATATTTATGATAAAAGCATCTTTAATATTAACTGAAGTTGTTAGTGTTCTATATACATTAATATAATTTCTAAGATTATTTTTTATAGCTATATTTGCTGGAATTAATCTTTTATTAGAATCATAAGTTAAAATATATAAATCTACGCCTTGAATAGAACCTATGTCTTCATTCATCGTAGTAAAAGTAGTATCTTTTTGTGCAAAAACTTTAGCAACAGAACCAAATTTAGGTGGCATCGATAAAGCACGAATCACGTAATCATCTAACGTAACACAGCGTTCTTGAGACGCAAAATACGCTAACGTATCTTGTCGAATTTCTTCAACAGATTGAGCTGTTATTCCACCATTTCCAGGTTCTGAATTTATAACTGCTAAAGATTCTCTAGCTGCAGCAAAAACCTCTTTATCAGATTGTTCAGTAAAATCATTTTCACTATTTAACATTGTTAAAGAATAAACTTTAGTTAAATCTCCAGCTGAAACATTACTTTCTATTCCTCCTCCAATTAAATACCTTATCGTTAATGTTGTATTAGCTGGAGCCTGGCCATATGTTGATGTTCTCAAAAAATTTGAAGCATCAAAAGTTTCTCTCAAAGATGATGCATTTCCAAAAACACTAGTTTTAACATTATTTGGATTTGGTATTAAATTTTCATCTGATATGCTAGATAAACCTGCTCCAAATTGAAGTTCTGTTTTTCCATCTGATCTAATTACAGTTGTAAATCTTCTAGGTGCACGTTTATATTTCAACAAATATGGTACTGAAGAATGTTCTGTATATAAAACAGAATCTGCTACATTTGTATTTTCAACTGCTGTCATTATAGTATCTTGAGCAAGATATGGTACCTCGTACCATACATTACTATCAGAATCTGTTACGTCGAGTATTGCAACTATATTTTCATCATCTAATAATATTTTTTTATATTTTTCTGGAGTACCAATTTCTATATCTACTGACTTAACAATACCAGAATAAGCTTGGACACTTTTCTTTAATAAATACATCATTGGCAAAGAACCACTAGTTTCAAAAACTGTTATTTCTACTGGGCTCCAACTTGATGAAAGAGCAAAATTAACCATATCAGTAGCTCTATAAATTACTTGTGCGTTTGTTTGTGAAGCTACTTCTAAATTATCTATTATCAAAGCAAATCTCATATCAGGAAATTCATTGTTACTTCCGGAAGCAGGTACAGTTTGAAATATATCCAAAGTAGTAGTTGCAACTGTGGCTGGTTTTACCTTTCTACCAAAAGCTTGTGCTTGCAGTATAGCGTTAGTACGTTCTACTGGTATTAATGCTTCTCTAAACTGATAATCTAAATAGTAAGAAAGTACATCGCCAATATAAGCAGACATTTCTATAAACATCATTCCAGGAGAAGATTCGTTAAAATCTTTATACGTATCTGGAAAATATACTTTTGTATAATCTATTAAAGCATTTCTAAGTGCTTTAAAATCTTTATTCAGATATTTAACTTCAGCTACTTTATCTTTTTGATACATTTAATTACTCCAATTAAATAGTCAAAGTTACTGTCTCCAATTTATTTGGAAGTGACTTAACTGAAAACACTAACTTAACATAAAATCTATTTCTATCTTTATCTTCATTTGTAGATTCAACAATTATTTCATTTAATATAACAAACGGCAACCAAAATGTAACAGAATCTTCAATATCAGTTTTAATATCATCTAATAAAGAATCTACATTTGGTTCAAATATATATCTATCTAAAGCTATTCCAAATGTTGGTTGCAATATACGCTCACCACGACGTGTTTTTAATAATGTAATAATATCTGTCTTTATTGCATCTATTGTCGTATAGCTTACATTTTGATGCCCTTTCTCAGTAGCAAACAGAGGATACATCAAACCTATAGATGATATATTATTTAATGCCACTTATAATCTCCAGTTATCTATTAACATGAGCGTGTATATTTTTCAATGTTTGTCTGTAATCTTTAGTCAGTGCAGCAGCCAGATGTTCTGGTATAGAATTCAATCGAAGAGGAGTTCCTTCAGTATTAGTTTCTGGCAACATAGCTATTACTCTTTGCGCATCTATATCTTTTGATTCTTCATTTATAATTTCTGGTGTTGGTGTAAAACTTTTGCGCGATTGTACTCTACTACCCATCATTTGCTCGTATTTCGATTTCAATTCTCCACGTTGGGTTTCGTTCAATTTAGATAATTTAATCGTTCCATCTTCAATTGGAAGATCTTCGGTAGTCAACGATATTGTATCTATATCTTGAAATTTCTTTGAACTGCGGCGTGCTGATTCTTTAATTGCTTCTTGCTTATCAACTATTGATTCAGCAATAAGATTTACAAGAACTTCATTTATTGTATTCTTCATCAATGATTCAGTTACCATTTTTTTTAATAATGGTGCTGCTACCTTTTGAAGTTCTTCACGAATAAGTTTTCTCAATTCGTTTGTGTTAATTTTCATAAATACATCTCCTTATTTAACTTTTCCTTTTCCTGGAGCAATTGTAGTTTGATTTGTTGAACCACCAGCTGTTGGGATTCCTGGATTTACAATAACATCACCAGATAATATAAAATCATTTATCGCTTTAGCAAGATCAGCTGCTAACTGATCATCTGCTGAAGATTTTTTCATAGTTGGAGTATTCAATATCAAATCGTTATGTTTCTTCAGTGCTGCTTTAATTGCATTTTCTAAATCTAATTTTACTAAAGGCATTTTATTGAGTCCAATTTTTCTTACTTAAAATATCTTGAAGTTTAGCTTTCAATTGTTTTAATTTTGCTTCGCCTGGATTTCCACCAATATGAGCTTGATAATACATCAACTGTGGAATAGCATCTATCAACTTTGTTAATGCATCTACTAATTTATTTCCCAAAACCATTGGTTCAATATTTTGTTTTCCAAGTTTTATTTCTGGTGCATCAACTAAAAAATTAGTCTTTGCATCAAACGTTATAGAATTATTTGATACACCACTAATTGTTTTATTTGCATACATCAAAATTTCATTCTGCTTAGCATTTAATACAATTCTATCTGTGGATATAAATATTTGATTTCCAACTAATTTTACATCATTTGCATAATACGGTGGCTTAACTTTAATATTTTTAGACGGAACAAAAACAACGTCTTTATCAGGAGAAGTAGTTATCAATATAGTGTTAAAATCTTTATTGATATTTTCAACAACTAAAGATTTCTTATTAGTTGAATCCAAACCAACTGTAATATGAACAAACGGATTTGATTTATCATTACTAAATCGAATATTTTGACCGTTTCTTCCTTGAAGTATAACATCTCCTTCATTTGGTTGTAACTTTGGTGTCGTTGCATTCTTATCTACAAAAACATTGCCATATTTAATTTTACCATTTGTATCATTTGGCATTGCTAAAATTTGTGTAGCATTATTATTTATTCTATTGAAATAATTTAATACATTATCATAAAACCAAACATTCAAATATTTAACAACAATAACTAATTCATTTAAAGTAGGATATTTTTTAAAAGTGCTATCAAGAGGATAAGCTATTGTAAGCATATTATCCTGAACATTTTTTTGACTTTCAGTCAAACGAATAAAGGCTACTCCAATATTATCTTGCACAGAGTTTTTTTCATATTTTGGATGATCTGCTGATAATATAATATCAATTACTTGTCCTATTTCAAGTTCATAAAATTCAGCACTATCATTTGTTCTATTAATCATAGCACTTGTAGCTGGATTTGTTAAAGAGGTAACATTATTTACAATAGATACGCTACCTCCACTATTTTTAGTTTTCCACCACATTAAACTTTCGATTCCTGTTTAGATGTTTCTATTAATTGATTATCAATTTCTTTCGATGCAGCTTTTATCTTTTTTATTTCTTCTTCAGCTTGTTTCATTAATGCTTCACGTTCAGAAGCAGAAATAAGTTCACCATCATTTGAGGTTGTTTCTGCATTTATTAATCGTTGAACAATACCAGCCATTTTCACCAACTGTTCATCATTTTTTACAGCAACATCCAAATATTCTGCTATCATCGGAACAATAACTGCTGCTTCAGTAGCATTAGTTACCAATGGGCTTAATTGACTAATAAGCTTATTGATTTGAGTTTTTTTATCTGTGGAATTTTTGTAGATGTCTTGGAGAAGAGAAGAAAACGTCTTTCCAGAGAACAATTCTAAGTTCATATCTGCCATGCCGTATATTCCTTTGTTTATTATAAATATACGGCATTTGAACTTTTAAAGATATTAAAGGTCGGATTTTTGTAAGATTCGTTCTGGTATTAATATACCTTCATCATAATAGCAATTTATCATTTTTTGGTAATATGGCACTAATTTATTTATTACTTTTGTAATATATTGAGTTCTAAATCCTGTCATTTCGCGTAGATATAAATAAATTGCTTTCTTATTAAAGTTTTCAATTGATTGAGTTTGTTTAAATAATTGCATAAGCACAGTAACAATCATTACATCTCTTTGCTTTTTGAAAACATTAATTGCATATCTATCCCAAAATTTAATCATTAACGATATAAATTCTTCAGTGTCATTATTGGTTTCATTTATATCTATTGACAAATCTTTCAATTCAGCGTTCTGATGAATATTTGTATCTATAGCATCTATTCTATCGTGGCTTTTTAATTTTTTGTAAGTATTATTATTTTGTAAGATTAGATAATTTTTTGCAATTTGGCCGAAGTACGAAAAGGCTTTTCCTTTACCACCCTTATACATATGCAATTTCATTACCAAAAAACTAACAGTGCGTGCTTGAATATCTGCTTTTGATTCTTCGAAGTAAGTGAACTTGAAAGTATTAATCATGTTCTCTACTAACTTCTCGAAAGGATACTTGATATAATCGTTGTAAATTTGATTTCTAACTGCGTCGTTTTCTTCAGAATTATATCTGATTATCGCGTTTTGAGTTTCTTCTGTAAAATAATGTTTTGATATTCTTTTCTTTCGTTCTTTCTTCTTTGGTTCAACCTTTTTGCTTACCTTTCTCTTCACTGGATTTTACTCCTGCAGTACTGAATTGCTCTAATACCAAAACCTGGCTTTTCAGCATTCGAAAAATTTGACCAACTTCGTCATCTGATTCAAAAGCACCATTGGCATCAATTTGTCTCATATTTTCTAAAATCATACCTATCGAATTTTGATATGCTTTAATCCACGCTTCATAAGTTTCTATTTTTTTATACAGGTTAGTTATTACATACCCGCCCGCGAACAGTAATATGACTGCTATCGCTAAGAATATATCTGTCATTTTGTTTTCTCCTCGGTATTAGATGGACCGAACATTTCATCAAAAATCTTATTGTCTACTTTTAATTCTTTCTTTCCTTGTTTGAATTTTGTAGATTGTTTTAAGACTGGCTTTTTCGATTTTTTCCACTGTTGGTATTCTAGCCTAGCAGCTAAAATATCAGCACTGTGTATCAGCAACGGCAAATCACATTTGAGTTGATTTTCGTCATTGAAAGAAGTGAAATAAGCTTTATTCGCTTCTTCATACATACCATCGTGCAATTTAATTCCAAGATATTCATGTTCAGTAAGATCTACTTTGTAACGCTGCAACATATACAACGAACGGTCTTGGACTTTCATATATTGTTCTTTTGGATTTGAACTGAACAGAATTCCACGTTTTTGTTTCCAAGCGTCGTCTGAAGGTAAATAATGCTCTAATTCAGTTGTGCCGACTTTTCCGAGATCGTGATTCAAAGCAACCATCATTGCTTCTTCGGTAGTGAAGTTGAATTCGTAACCCATAGCTTCCCAAAGTTTCATAACGCCCAAAGTTGCTTTCACGACGTTCTTGACATGAACTATATATCCACCTACATATGCAGAATGAAAAAATTCGTAACCCGAAGCTGGCGCCTGAACTACAAACTGTTGAATATCATCATACAATTGCAACAAATTCGTTGCACGAGATCCAGAAAAATTCTTTTTGATAAACTCAACTAGCCAATTGTAATTTTCTATCAGCTGTTCTTCAGTTAACATTTCCATAACCAACTTCCTTATATACTATATTAAAATAACTATTTTTTTACAACTTGTCAATCAAATTACAAATTATATAACATTCCTACATCACCCATAGCTGTTTTCACCAATTTAACAAATTCAGTATTTACAATCTTTTTATTATAAATAGTACCAGCATTATGAGCAGCTACTGCCATTTCGTCTGTCTTATATTTTGTACGATTATTTAAATAATTAACAATAGCTATATGTGTATTATAAGTTGGCATTAATAATTTTTCTTCTGTTGCTGTTTTATCATACAACAATGCAGTTTCTAATTGAACCATAAATACACCATAAGACCATTTTTTATTACTATCTAATATTTTCTTATTAGCAAACTTAAATTTAAAACTTTCATGCCATCCTAGACCACATAATATTAAAGGATTGATGTTATTTGCTTTAGCACTGTCAATTATCATCTTAATTAAATATTGTTCTTTTAATTTAGAAATATCATCCTCGGTCATATTAATTAAATCTTCTGGCATAATTGCTGTCGATTGTGCTTGAGTTAAAGTTACAGTATTCTGAACAGTTCCAAATATATTTTGAGCAAACGTAAGTGGATTCGGTCCAAATAATAACGCTAACACAATTACAATAACAACTGCAGTACTTATTATTATGTTTTTAAGTGACATTGTTTTTCCTCATATTATGAATAAATGTTATAACAATATAATATTAAATATAAAGCTGATGCTAAAATATTCTAAATATTCTGATTTTCAATTAGTTTATAGATAATTTTGAAGTTTAATAACCATTTCCTTTGAGTTAAAGCGCTTCGCGCTTAATTATAACTATCTGGTTTTTAAAAGTTTGTAATCACCACTTTAACAAAAACCACAAATATAATTATCAGGCCTCGATAATCATTGGGCATTTATTAGAAAAATTATTTTTAAAATTGTGGAGATGTCGGGAGTCGAACCCGAGTCTGCCCAAAATATTATGTAAAGATTATTCACAAGTTTAGTTGCAAATTTTAGGTCGTGCAACAAACCTTTAGAATTTCTTTAAAGGAAAAACTAAAAAGACTTTCGAATGTTTTTAATTTTCATCTGAACTATCTAAACAGATTATCAGAAAGTCGACGTTTTATTGCATCTATCTGATTCGATACAACAAACGGTAATGCTGATTATTAAGCAGCTTTACGATAAGCAGGTGTATTTGCTTTTATTATTTTTGATAGTTGGTTATCAGCCTACTTGTATCTTCGCACAAATTCTAAACATCGATGCCAATTTCATCCCCAATCTATTTTATATTTTATGCATCCGCAGCCTTTATGTTTGTGTCAGTAAGTATTTCTTTAAATGAGTCGATTCTAAATTTTTCAAATTTTTCTTGTTCTTGTTGTTTCATTTTGTTGACTTTGATAGCTGCTGCTTGGACATTTTTTTCAGTAACAAGTTTATTATCTTGAAGTAATGTTGCTATAACTAATACAGAAAAATTAGTATTTTCTAACATAGCTTGAATTTCGTCTATACGTGCATTTATTCTTTGAATATGAAATTTCAAAGTTTCTATTTCCGTGTCAAAATCAATTTTTTTAACTGAGCTGTATTTGTGATTTAGTTTATCAGCTTCTTCTTTCAAACGTTGTTTTTGAAATTTTATATGATTTTGCAATTCTACTATATTTTTAATAGGTTGCTTGATACTGTTCGATTTCATAAGGTTTATAATCCAATATATTTCCGATTCCATCTGAACAACATACAGAATAATGAATTACCTGTCCAACTTCATCAACTGCATGTATAATAAAGCCAGTTACAATCATCTGCTGCTTAGTATCATCTACTTTCTTTATAACTATATCTCCAAGTTTCACGTCTGTAGAAAGTACTATTACATGCATTCAAGGGCACCTCCAGCTATTTTATATAAATATAAAGCCTCAACTTAAAGGAGTAATAACCCAATCTTTATTTCCTTCTATTTTTTTAAATTTTGTTTCTATTTCTTCTCCAGTTTTGATGTTTCTTGCTTTGACGTATGTATTTCTACCAATATCTTTATTTGGATCTCGTTTAAACTGTATGTTCATCCACTTCCTTAAATGATCGGTCATTAATGTTCCATTGGTATGATCTATTTCATGTTGAACAGCAACCATTTCTAATACATCAAAACTTTTCATATAATTTCCTTGAATAAGATCCGTTACATCAGCATATAAAGAATTTTCTCCAAGATTTAAAGCGCTTACCTTTATTGCTGAATTGCGTTTTGTTTTTGCTAATTCATTTTTAATAGATAAGCAACCTTCTATAGCTGGAAATTCAATACTTCCTTCTGTAATTTCAATAACCGGATTAACAAGTATAATTGGTTCTTTAACCATTATAGCACAAACCCGAGCAGGTATACCAAATTGAATTGCTGATACTCCAAGACCAGCTTTTTCTGTTTGTAAAAATTTTAAAAGCGCATCGCCGATTTCTATGCCTTCTTCAAGAGTACATTCTCGCTGTTTAGTATCATGCAATATTTTTTGAATATCACACGTAATTTTACTTGTCGGACCAATTCTATTTGGTTTCATTTTAATTATATGTATAATATCTTTTTTTGTAAAGTTGTACTTATTCTTCTTTTCCGATGTCTGTTCCATCTGATTCTCCATTGAAAAATTCAGTAGATTTAGTTTGGATTTTTGCATCTTGTTTTATTTCTTTATAACGTTTTGCCAATCTTGCTTCTCGCTTTAATTTTCGTTCTTCACGTCTTTTTTGACGTTCAAATTTTGACAGCTTTGGTTTTTCTACAATAGTTGTTGGTTCTTTTGTTCCTTTCAATTTTGGTTGCTCGACACCTTTATGAAAAACATTACCATCTGAATCTACATATTCTTCCATAAAATGCCATCCTTTAGGACGTTGCGGTCCTTCTCTTCGTTCTTGTCTTGCTGCTGCCCGTAACATTATATCAGTCGGACCGGCTTTAATGCAAGAACATACTGAACACATAACTGCTTCTGTATCTTTTTCAACTTTAACTTCCCGCCCACAATGATTTGAACATAACATCATTACATATTCATGAGATTTCAAATCCTTAATAGAAGCTTTTACGATTTTTCTTCTGCGTGCCATTTTGTTGCCTTTCTTTTATATAAAAGTATGGCGAGTATTACCTCGCCATACTTTGAACTTAACGACTATCGTATCGGCTCAACGCCTTACGACCAGCCGCAGTGATTGAGTACACGCCGCGATTTTTACGAGTTAACAAACCTTCAGTTGAAAGACGTCTTACTTGTCTCATAACTTGGTTATGAAAACGAGTAGAATTCTTTGCAAGCTTAGGGAATGCAGTCTCAAAATCAGCACGAGTAGCTTTCTTTGTATCTATTGCTACGTCGAGAATGCATGCAGATGTTTCGCTTTTAATCATTGTTCAGTTCACCTCCTTTGTGTTTTTGCTTTACAGCTTACAATATAATATAAACAATTTTCATGTAAATGTCAATATAATTCTTATTTAAAATTCAGCAATAATACCGTCTTGAGTATGTTCTATACGTGTTTTAAGTTTCTTTATATCCTTGTCAATCGGCTTTTGTTTCATAGTTTTATATTTTATATTGACTGCTTTTACAAATACTGGTTTAGATATTTCACATTTGTCGTTGATTTTTTCAGCTGCAGTCACTTTTATTTCGTCAGCCAAACTACAAATTGTCTTCTGAGTACCACAGCCTTCATCGAAGATAACTTCTAACACTTCATGAACAGTTTTTGGAACATCCTTACCACCAAATGCAGCTTTCCAAGATTTGTTGAATCTAGATTCTACTTTACCAGTCAAATTTAGTTGACTGTCTTTCAATTTACTTGGATCCACAGTAACAGTGATGCCGGCAGCTTTCAATTGAGCATATACGTCTTCTTCAATTTCGAGTATAGAAAAATACGTAATCATATTGATAAATTTAGTTATTAGAACACTTGTTTTTGCTGGAGTTGTTGCTTTTGGATAACCGCCTCTATAATACATTAGGTCTTTTATAAACTTAAATGTTTTTTGAGGTTGTTCTGTGACGCACTTGAAAATTCTGGCAAGATGTTTCATGTGCGGCCGGTGTGTTTCATTAATGTCAAATCGAACTTCACTTGATTCTTGAAGCTGTTTTTTATAAAATAATTTATCTTTCATAACCTTTCCTTTATAATGTGAATTTATAATATATTAAATAATTTTCAAATTATCAATAGATTTTATTGATGCCAATTAGATTTTGGTGGTATCGGTGTTAAAGTTTGTAAATTTGATTCAACATTTTTATCTATTTTTGCATTATCAATATCTCCAGAATTTTCTACCATTTTGGAAATAATTTCTTTCGGTACTTTTTTTCCACCCAAAGTAGATTCATTTACTATTCTTTCTATATCTTCGTTTGTTATTGGTTTCTTTTGTTGTACATTTATAAGTCCAAATGTACTTTTTCCATCTTTGAATAGCGTTATGTTAAAAGCTACTATCAACGACACAGCAATCGGATCAAACACAAATATCAAAAGCAAAATAAACCACTTTACGACCGTGTCCATATCAGTGTTGAATACGTTAGCCATATATCTCAGTGGACCTACATCTGAACTTAAAACCTGAGTTTCCTTTGAAATTATGTTACTATCCAATGCTACAATGTCTTTTTGCAGGCTTTCAATTTTTCTGTTATATTGTTCCATATCAGTTGTTGTAGCTTTTATATTACCTTGAACAACACGAGCAGACACTGTCCAGCCTTTGCTATAAAGTGAATCTGTTCTGTTTTCTTCTTTGTTTCTGATATCAGCTAATTGACTTATTCTATTTTGATATCTTTCAATTTCAGATTCTTTAGATGATTTTTGATTTTGCATCATCATCAGTTCTTTATCTATTATTTTAACTGTGCCAGTAGATTTATTATATGCATCTGACAAAAATCCAAATATTCCACCAGAAGTTATTATCATTAAAACGAACAATCCAAGTAACAAATAATATCGTATAGTTTTTATAACATTATCCCAGTAACGATATAAAAATGAAGCTATAATTAATTTTGCAATTTCTAAACTTGCTCCCATAATAACTACAGGAACAAAATGACCAGAAAATAACATCGCTATTCCAGTTATGCTAAAAAATCCTGCCATTATTGAAATTAAAATTGCCGACAAACCTAATAAAATTGAAAATTTTTTCATTTATTTCTCCGTAAGTGAACTTGATACTTGAGACTGCTGTTTTGTATAAATATTGTCTTTGACAATATCTTGCGTCTTAGCATCTTTAATTTCATTACAGAAAAAATATAAATTTTGGTTGTGCACATGTCTTAATGCGTATTCTGCTTTGTAATATTCTTTAAAAAAGTCGACAATGCGTTTTGTACGATTTAAAAATTTTGGTGTAGTACCAAATGTATTGATAATATGCTGAGCTATTACCTCGTATTTTTTATCTCCACTATTTATCGTCACAATTGAAGGTATCATTTTATTGTCCTACGTGTATAATTTGTAATATACGTTTATATGTTTCATTTATCTTAGTGAGTTCTTTGTGATGAATGTTACAAAGTTCTAAATTATCTTTAGTTATTACTCCACTAGTTTCTAAATTATTAACAAAACCTATTATACTATCTTTTATTATATTTACTTTATTATTTGTTATAATCGAAATGTGTCCATTCCACAAATCTACAGCTCCATCTGGAACGGTTTTTATTCCAAGTGTTGAAATTTTTTACACATTTCTTCAGCAAAACTTTCAAGTTGTTCAAGTTTTTGTAAAATCATTTTTTGAGCATCTGTTAGATCAACTTTGGGTTCTGGTATTAATGTAATCGGATTGCCATTTATATCAATTACATTTACTAAATTTCCATCTACTAAATTTCCATCTACATCGGTTTCTACATCGGTTATAATAACCGGAGCAGAAGGTGGGACTGGATATTGAGATGTAGTTGCTTGAGCGGGATTTTGGTACCTACTAGTGGTACCTGTGCTTGAGCCATTGACACCAATTAACTTAAACTTTGGTTCAGTATAATTATCTGGAACATCAGCCTCTCGAGTAATCCCAGTCATTATCTTGTAATCTTTTTTGTGTGTTTTAGAACTAAGCAACTCGGAATATGAAGTATTTTTTATTTCGCCAAATTTTGGAGATTGAGTACCATCTTTGAAAATTCTTCCCCAGAATGCAACAATACTCCCACCAACAGTTTCGATTATTTCATAATATTTATGCGCATTTATTGAAGAATCATGACATTCTAACCAACATTCTCTTTCTATAAGTACTTCTAAATGATTTCCAGAATAATCTAAAACTCTA